AAGAAATCCGCCTGTTCTACCGTGCTCTGCTTCCAGAACCACTCGGCCACCATTTCAGGTGTCAGGCTCACTTCCGCTGTCGCTTTCATGCTCTCTCTCCATTCTGTTAATCCCCGCTGCAGCCTGTAGCCAAGCTGCGGGGGTGGGGTTAGGCGGCTGCCATTTCATTTGTTTGCCTCGCTACGTCTAGGTACATCCTCCCACCGACCCGGCGCCACCTGCGCCCGGATCGTCGCGGACTCCCCAGGCTGCGCCGTGTAGCACGGCATCGCCTCGCCGCGCACAATCCATTCGCGCTGCTCGCCGGTATCCACGTCGCGGACTATCACGATCGCCTCGCGCCCGCTGGCAATCCGATATTCTGCACTGCTGCGGTCGTGCCATTCCGCCCACCCTTCTGCCGCATCGGCGGGGTCAGTCGCCGTGATCGTCGCGCCGTCTTCCTGCTCCTGGCCCAGGTCCGAGCACCAAACAACGTATGTCCTCATCTCTCTCTCCATTCTGTTAATCCCCGCTGCAGCCTGTAGCCAAGCTGCGGGGGTGGGGTTAGGCCGGAAGCTTTCCGCCAGCCTGTAGAAGCTCTGCACACTGGCGGGCAAATGGACGCGGGTTCATGTGCACCTTCAGCGTCAGCGCTCGCTGCGTCTCCATGAAGTCAGCCAGCGCGATTTCCATCATTGCGATCGGGTCGGCTTCCATCGCTGCGGCAGCTTCCTCAGCGCCGCCGAACCACTTGGCCAGGCGGCGGGCACACGATTCAGCTGCATCGTTTACGGTTTGTTCGCTTACGCCAAAATCAGTCATGTCCGTTCTCCGGTTGTCTTCCCAATGCCGACTCATCGAATCGGCATCAGTGAATGTTCCGTTCTCCGTTGCGCGCTATGCCGCGAGCTGGGCTTCTTCCAATCGCTGAATCCGCGCTACCGCCTGCGATCTCGGCGCTTCAGGCCGGCGAATCGGGCGAGCCTGCGTGTTGTGCTCGGCGCCTACCAATAACGCCAGCACGAGCGGGGCGATGATTCCCCGGCGCATGGCTTCAAGGCAGAGGCCGCGTGTTGTGCGCTGGTTGCCCAGCTTGAAACGGGCGTCGTCGAGCTGCTTGACGACTGTCGCCGGCGCGCAGCCCATGCAGCGAGCTATCTCTTTCGCTGTCTTGTCTGCGCACGCCCAAAGGGTTGCTTCCAGCTGCCGCGGCGCGAGGCCCTGACCGAGCCGGCCGAGCCATCCGTCTACCTGGATCGTGTCCATGTGGATCTCCTTGTCTCGGTTGTCATCCCAAAGCGCCCTCTTGTCGAAGGCGCTTCAGTGATTCTTCCGTTTCTAAAGAACGTCGTCGGACTTCCTGTCCAGTCGCCAGTCGGTCCCCTTGTCGGGGGCTGGGAGAAGGTTTCGGTCCCTCTCGTCCTAGCCGGCGTGTCCGGCGTTGTGTGTTGCGTTGAGGTAAATTTACCACGCGGAAAACATACGTCAAGCGGGTGAGGTAAATATTTATGGAAAAGTTTACCTGCCATTGAGGTAACTCCCTGTCTCGAAAGTCAAATTTCAGGCACAAAAAAACCTGCCGAAGCAGGTTCTTTTCTCGCCAATGCGGTCATCCTGTGAGCCAGTCCACCCTGAACACGCGCCCGATTACCTGTGCTTTACCAGCCGCAGAGGCCTCGACAGCCTCGGAATGGGCTGGATCGTAGGCTGCGTGAAGGTTCATGCCGCCGCCAGGCAGCAGGGCAGCGAACGCAAAGCGTAGGGCGCCGCCAATGTCGATGATGAAGGCCTGCCCAGGGCGAAGGTCTTGGTCCTCGCAATCAAGCAGAACCTCGGCATCAAAGGGCATGGCTGGCCGCGTCATGTGTTTCGCCAGCCGCATCTTCCTAATGTTCGCCTGGTCAACTCCGCTGCGCTCAAGATCCTGGCGGGACAACATGCTTTCGCACCGGTTGGTGCACGTCGAACAATCCATCAAAAACTCCTTTGCCCTGGCGTCCTTTACAAATCGCTACAGGGTAGTGGCATTCGGCTATGAGGGCTGGCAAATAAATCTATGGGCCAATCCACGCATCGATTTGTTTTCTATATCGGCGCCGGAGCAGGGTGCCGGATGATGGCACCGCCCCTGAATTGAACCAAAGATTTGATATGTCGACCGTTCGTCGATGATGGCAGGGTTGACGCGAGATGGAAGGCCCGAACGAGGCCCTCAAAAAAACATGGCGCCCCACCAGACCCGGCCGAGGACGCGGATCTTGTGGCGTTCGATTTGATCGAGGCTGTATTCCTCGTCGGGATGCTCGTCGCGGTTGAAGCTGCGCAGGCGAATACCGCCGCCTGGCAGACGGTACAGCTGCTTAACGCGAAGCTGACCGTCATGGTCGATCGCGTACATGTCGCCGTCGTGAATGCGGGTAGTGCCGCGGTCGATGCTCACGGTGGCGCCGTCGCGCAGCACCGGCTCCATGGAGTTGCCGGTAACCGTCACGCAAACCGCGTTGGCAGGCTCCACGCCGCGCGCACGCATCGTCCTGGCACCGAAGCGCATCTTCCTTGATCCCGCCTCGTGAATGGCCGTTCTGCCGCTTCCTGCGGACAGCTCAACCTCTTTCAGGAAGGGCAGCTCAACCTCGCCATCCTCTAGCGGGGTTTCGTCATCCCATACGCCCACCGGCTCCAGCTCGTACGGCAGCTCGGCTTGCTTTACAGGAGGGCGCTCGGCTGCGTCTAGCGGGCGATCTACAAAGCCTGGCTCTAGCTCAAGCTCCTGCTCAATCCAGCGCGCCATGGTCTCGCCAATGCCCCTGCTGTGCTTGTTCGAGGACAGCATGCGGGAGACGTACGAAGGCGTCCGGCTGATGGCTGCGGCGAAGTCGGCAGCAACCCCATTGAAGCGCTGATCAATGAGCTGGGCGACCCGGTGTTTGCGAATTTCAGAGATGTCCATGCCGCTATTAAAGCCGGCATTTTCCTTGCGGGAAATTACCTTGACCTGTTGGTCTGGTGAGGTAAACTGCGTGGTAAATGTACCCGCAGGTAAATGCGCATGGACCTCGCCACTTACGCCAATAGTCTGCCTCGCGGCGAGAAGCAAAAGCTCGCTGCCCGCCTCGGCGTCAAGCCCACCTACCTCTCCCGTTTGATCTCCGGCCAGCGCGGCATCACTGCTGAGCGTGCCATCCAGATCGAGCGTGCTACCGGTGGCGCTGTTAACCGCCGCGACCTCTGCCCCGACTTCCCCTGGCAAGAGGCTTCCTGATTCAGAGATTCCCGGCCTAGTCATTTGAACGTCCATGTCAGTGGTTTCCATGGGTTCCAGATTAGGCCAAGCGGTAAAGAAGCGACAGGGTTATGGATGTGCTGTTGTTTTATCCAGTACCCAAATTCAGGGCAACAAAAAGCCCGGTGGCTAGACCGGGCTCTTCAACAGCAACAACAGACAGGACGAATCATGACAAACGTTATTCAGATTGGCAACACCCAACGGGGGTTCACCCGGATGGACAACGAACTGTACGAGGCTTTGATCGGTGCGGATCTCTCCGGCCGTGAGCTTCGTGTGGCTATGGCTATTCACCGGCTCACTGCTGGCTTCAACAAGGAGTCGGTCAAGGTCGCTGCCCTGTACGTCTCGAAGATGATGTACGCGGACGAGAGCAAGGCAGAGGCAGAGCGTGCAAACGTTTCTCGCGCCATCAACTCCCTGATCCGTCAGCGCGTCCTTTTCCGTGATGGCGGCAGCCGTGACCCGATCGCATTCCTCCCTGTTTCCGAGTGGAAAATCGACCCTAAAGCTACTGTGTCGAAATCTACACACTGTGTAGAAAACACACCTGCCACTGTGTCGAAAATTACACACATAAAAGAAAGAAATACAGAATCTACTGCTAACGCAGTTGTCGACGCTGCCGCTTCGACCCGCTCGGTGGAAGAGCCTGAAGCAGAAACCCAAGACGCCTCCGTCGCTGATCAACCCGCTTCTGCGAAAGCAGACCGCATCCCGTACGCCAAGATCATGGAGATCTACAACCGGGTGTGCGGCTCCAAGCTGCCGACCTGCATCAAGCTGAACCCGAAGCGTCAGCGCCAGATCAAGGCCTGCTGGAACCTGGAGATCGAAGGCGGTTTCCCGTTCCGCAAAGGTGATTTCTGGGAGGCCTACTTCGCTCAGTGCCTGACTAACCCGCACTGGATCGGCCAGAACGACCGCGGCTGGACTGCTGACATCGAGTTTCTGACCCGCCAGGACAAAGTGCTGAAAGTTCTGGAGGCTGTGTGATGAGCAGCCGCCCACTGATTTCAGACGAAGCAGAGACCGGCGTGCTCGGCGCCCTGATGCACGAGCCGGAGTTGTGCGAAACCGTTGGCGCCTTCCTGGCTCCGACTGACTTCGCCCACGAAGATCACCAGGCGCTGTACTCGATGATCTTGGCCGCGCACTCGAAGAAGCAGCGCCCGGACAGCATCACGCTTTCGGAGATCCGTTCCGAGCTGCCTAGCGGCGAGATGACCATCGTTTACGCCTCGGACATCATGCGCAACGTGCCTAGTGCCGCGAATGGCGTGCACTACGGGCGCATCGTGGTCGAGCGCGCGAAGGCCCGGAAGCTGTACGAAGTCGGCCAGCAAATCATGGAGATGGCGCAGCAGGCCGGCAGTCTGGCTGAACAGGTATCGAACGCTCAGCGTCTGGCTATGGATCTTGCCGTCCACGAAGAGTCGCCGGACGTGGTGACCATCCGTGAAGCGCTGGGTGAAGTCTTCGTCGACATGCAGGACCGCCTCGACGGCGTGCAGCAGATGGGCCTCAAGTTCGGCCTGTCAGACCTCGACAACATCGTCAGCGGCGTCCGCCCTGGCAACCTTGCGATCATCGCTGGCCGTCCCGGTACCGGTAAAACCGTTCTCGGTACCGGCCTGGCCGATCAGGTGGCCATCAAGGGCAAGGGCGGCGCACTGATCTTCTCGCTCGAAATGGCGAAGAAGGAGCTGGCCAAGCGTTCGCTGGCATCTATCTCCGGCGTTAGCCAGAACTGGATCGAGTCTGGTGAAGCTGTCATGGACGGCACCTCCAAGCTCCAGATGGAAGCTGCAGTTGCGCGCATGGCCGACGCAGATGTTCGCATCTGCGACAAGCCGGGGCTGACCTTCTCCCGCATCTGCTCAATCGCCCGCTTTGAGCATCGTGCCAAGCCGCTTGACCTGATCGTCGTCGATTACTTGAGCCTTATCGCCAGCGACCCTTCCGACCGTTACCAGAACCGGAACCAAGAGCTTGGCGCATATACCCGCGGCTTCAAGCGGCTGGCGAAAGAGCTTGAAATCCCGGTCGTTGTTCTGGCGCAGCTCAACCGCAGCATTGAGACCCGCGCCGACAAGAAGCCACAGATGAGCGACCTGCGGGACTCCGGCGAGATCGAGCAAGACGCCGACATCATCATCATGGCTCACCGCGACATGGACACCGAGCGCGGCCAGAACGGCATCACCGAGATGAACATCGTGAAGTGCCGTCACGCCAACCCCGGGTTCTGCCTGCTCCAGTTCCAAGGCGCTCTGGCCCGCTTCGTTCCGTGCGCTCAGCAGCAGGAAGAGGACTACCAGCCGCAGAGCAAGCCAGCGCCGGCCAAGAATCTCCGCTCGATGATGGGGAGAGGCTAATGGACCAGACCATTTTCCCATACGCCGGCTACGAGATGCGCTCGCACTCGGAAACCATCTGGGCGAAGTTCATGGACGCCTTGCGTGTCCGCTGGATCTACGAGCCGCAGGTCATGGAAACACGCCACGGCTGGTACCTGCCTGACTTCTACTTGCCAGCGTGCGGCATGTACCTGGAAGTAAAAGGTCCGTGCCCCACTGCCAAGGAGATCGAAAAGGCGGCTGACGTGGAGGCCAAAACCGGATGCCCCGTCGTGTTCGCGCACGGCGGCAGTCATTGCCGCGGAAACCTCTGGTACCAAGGCACGCTGGCTTACTTCGCTCCGGCAGGCGCCGTGACCATGACCATGACCGAGGCCTGCAACCTGGTGCGCAAGTACTACGGCGACCGGGAATACGCCCGCGTTTTGCAGTCTCGCAGCATTGAGTACTTCGACGGCACTCGCATGGCCGGCGAGCTGGTTTCCGAAATGCTGAACCGTTGGATGGACCGCGAAACGCTCGAGGAATCCAAGCGCCTTCTGCATGCGCCGCTCAATGCCGAAACCCACAACACCCACGGCCAGACCAGTCGCCCCGAGTTCATCGCGGCGGAGTTCGTGCGCCGCATCCAAGCCAAGCGCCAAAAGGTGGCCGCATGACTTTTCTCCAGCAACACGCCATCCAGCTCCTGCAGCGCCAGGGCTACGAGATACGAAAGACCACCGGGACCGGCATAGGCCTATCCCGCGGCAATGACCATCGCGTCGTGGATGAGCACGGCAAACAGATTCGCGGAGTGGGGGCGAAACGATGAGCACGATTATGGAAATGGCCGCCGCCTACGAGCAGGCCCGCACAGCCCCCGATGCCCTCGAGCGCGCCTTCAGTGTTGAGGAAGACGTTCGGATAGGTGGCGTGGCGCTGGTACAGGCCAGGCTGCAGGGCGATGGCCGTCCGGACTGCCTGGATTGTGGCGAGGACATCCCGAAAGAGCGCCGCGACGCCGTGAAGAACGCCGTGCGCTGCAAGGAATGCCAGGACGACCACGACAAGCGGGAGGCGCGCCGATGAACGGCGTAATCATCTCCCTCTGCGACCTGACCGGCGCCATGGTTGCCCCTTGGGTTGAGGCCGGCTATGACGCTGTTCTGGTCGATCCGCAGCACGGAAAGTACAGCAACGACGGACGCATCGAGCGCTTGCCCTGCACCGTGCTAGAGGCCGCCTGCCGCCTTGGCGAGATCATCCGCGGTCGCCGCGTAGTGTTTGTGGCCGGATTCCCGCCCTGCACTGACGTGGCTGTCTCCGGCGCTCGCTGGTTCGCTGCGAAGGCAGAGGCCGACAAGCACTTCCAGACCAAGGCTGCGCTGGTTGCTGAGCAGTGCCGCATGGTCGGCCAGATCAGCGGCGCTCCATGGTTCTTCGAGAACCCGGTGTCAGTGTTCTCGAGCATCTTCGGCGCGCCGGACTACACCTTCCACCCCCACGAGTTCACTGGCTACTGCGACGACGACAACTACACCAAGCAGACCTGCCTGTGGGCTGGCGGTGGATTTGTGATGCCGGACGAGTTCAAGGCGATCGACTTGGGCGAGCCCGACAACCGCATCCATGCCGCGCCCCCCGGCCCCGAGCGCGCCAACTTCCGCAGCGCTACGCCGAAGGGTTTCGCCCGGGCCGTGTTCGAGGCCAACGCCCCGCACCTGCGCCGGCAGCTGCATCTGTGGGAGGCGGCGTAAATGGCTGAGTTCGTCGCTTACATGACCATCTGCGCCATAACTGGGGCCGTTTCATTTATCAAGCGGCCGGTCCTCCGCGGCCTTGCCCTCGGCGCCTGCATCTTTATCGCCTACCAGCTAGGCATGGAGGCTGCCCGTGGCTGAGCGCATCGTCATCAACAGCGCCTCAAAGCTATCCGAGGCCATCACCTTCATCACCCGGATGTACCGGGAGAAGAAGTTCCTGATCATCAGCCTGCGTGAAGGCAAGGACCGGACAGCCATACAGAACAACCTCTGGTTCTCGATGTACGAGCGCATCGCGCAGATGACCAACATCGGCGACGTAGAGGACGCCCGGAGCTACTGCAAGCTGCACATCGGCGTTCGCATCATGCTGCGTGACTGCGCCGAGTACCGCGAGACCTGGGATCGCCTGTTCCTGCACTGGAGCTACGAAGAAAAGCTGTCCTTGATGGGCGCCCATCCTGTTGCCGGGCCTGAGGGGCTGCCGGTTACTCGCCTGTTCAACCGCAAGCAAGGCATCGAGTACACCGACCGCATCGTGGCTGAGTTCGCCGGCCGCGGTGTGTTCTTCGGCGACCTGCTCGGGGAGGCTGCAGCATGAGCCGAATAGTCAGCAAAAAACTGCGCGATTCGGCTCGCGGCCAGTCCTGCACCTTGCGCCTTCCAGGCTGCGGCCACGATGACGGCACGGTGGTTCTGGCTCACATCCCATGCGGCCACAAGGGCGTAGGCATGAAGGGTCCAGATGTCATCGCCTGCTTTGCCTGTGACCACTGCCACTCCGTGCTCGATGGCCGGCGCCGCGGCGAACTGACCGAGGGCGACCTTCTGCGAGCCCTGGCTGAAACACAAATCATCTGGTTCCGCGATGGACTGCTGACCGTAAAGGGGGCCGCGTGAACTACCAATTCTGGCGTCGAGTACGTGAATGGGCAAAAGGAAAGGCCCGGAAATCTTTTCTCGAAGAGCGCTGCTTGAATCTCAAGTGCCCGCATTGCAACACATGGCAGTCAGACGCAGAGGCTGAGGGCGGCCTTCGTTCCTTTGGTCACCCGCTAGTTGTAGCGCTCGACTGCGGCCAGTGCAAAAAGGCTAGCGGCTGGGTTTGCGAGGCGGGCTTCTGGTTTACGGCTGATGAGTTTCTGAAGGATGCCGCGCCGGAGATCCCCGCATGAAGACCTGCCCCGTAGACGCCACCCACAAGACCACCGGCTACAGCCTACGGCAGACCCTGTACTGCCACGACTGCCGCAAGGAACACCCATGGCCGCTAAAGCCCGGCCAGCTCCCCCTGATCGCAAACAACAGAGCCACAAGGAAGCCGCAATGAGCGCACTCAACGAACAGCCAGGCGGCAGCCACTACAAGGGCAAGGCCATTCAGCCGGTCCAGTACATCCACGCGAACGGCATCGGCTACTGCGAGGGCAACGTCATCAAGTACGTCTCCCGCTGGCGCGAGAAGAACGGCCTGCAGGATCTGCTGAAGGCCCGGCACTACATCGACCTGCTGATCGAGCTGGAAGGACTGGAGAAAGCCGAGTTCGGCCAGCAGAACACCATCGACTGCCGCACCGAGGCCGAGAAGGGCTTCAACGACCCGCGCACCGTGGAAGGTGTGGACGTGTCGTTCCCGACCGAGAAGCACATGAACTTTGCGCCAGTGCAGTGCGAGCACTACTTCGAGGACCACGGCTGCTATCGGTTCGGTTCGCGGGGCCAGCAGCTGACCATTTGGAACTGCGCCAAGTGCGGCGCCGAGAAAGTCGAGGCCGAAGATGAATGAGCGCGTCGGAGATGAATGGCTCGCTAAATCTGGCCTGCTTGACGAGGGCGGAGCGGGATCTGATCGAAGCGGACAAGCAAGCCTGCCTGATCCGTTACAAGGTGCGCGACCTCAAGGGGCCGGAGAAGCAGAGGCTCGGGCCGCAGCTGCTGGCAGCTGTTCCGGAGAGTGCGCGACCTGCCGTTGTGGCGGCGCTGAAGGCGAGGGGGAGTAGATGACCGAAGTCCTGCTGCCCTGGCCGCCATCGG